TCTACCAGATAAAACTCATTTAATGGCCACACCGGTAAGCTTTAACGATATAAATAAACAGATGCAGTTACAAACTGGCATCGGTATGTATATTCCCTCCGTCAATCCTCATCCTTCTTTAGACACTAATGAATATGGTGCAACAGGATATTTTACTCAGAGCGGTGCTCTTCAGAATGAATACCTTCGTGACTTAAAAGGGGTTCGTGGTAAACAGACATATAATCAGATGTATCATTCCGATGGTCTGACTAAAGCTATAATGAAAGCTATTATCCTGCCTCTTTTAAATGCCTCCTGGTATGTTGAGGCTCATAACGAAGAAGACCCCGAAGCAATATTGCTTGCAAAGAAAGTTGAAAACAATTTAATTCATGGCCTTGATATGCCCTGGAGACAGTTTTTATTTCAAGCCCTTCTCTCCCTGGTATTCGGCTTTTATATATTCGAAATAATCTGGAAACTCGTAGAAGACCCGGAAGAAGATGAGTTTCCGGTACAGGTAGGAGAATTATCACCCCGGCATCCTACTACGATAACAAAATGGATACATAATCAGAATGGCCGTTTAGCTCAAATTGAGCAGCAGGCGTATTTCAATTATGGAGATAGTGCTGTCTGTAAGCCGATAAGAATTCCGTACGACAAATGCCTTCACTTCGTCAATGAGCCTGAAGCCGGTAATTATGAAGGCACGTCTATTTATAGAAGTCAATACAAACATTGGAGAATAAAGACAACAGAAGAAAACTTTGAGTCCGTAGGTGTAGAGAAACAGGCTCTTGGAATGCTCATTGTAAGACCCCCTGAAAATTATAATCAATTAGACCCTGCACAGCAGGCTGATATAGATTCTAAGGCTTATGAAGCAATAGATAACTGGAGAATAGACCAACATTCTGGTATATATGCCCCTCGTGGGATGAGCTTTGAAGTAGTGGAGGGGAAGATAAATTCAAACGCAATCGGAAGCTCTATCTCTAGACACGAAGCAAAAATGGCACAGTCCAGCCTGGCAGGCTTTCTGCTTTTAGGAGAAAAGACTGGTGCATACGCTCTGTCTAAAGACCAGACAGACTTCTTCCTTCAGGCCCTTTCAGGTATAGCTCAGGATATATGCGATACGATAAATTTCCAGTTAATAAGAAAGCTTATTTATCTCAATGATAAGACAGTGAAGAAATTCCCCCGGCTCTGTGTATCAAATATTATTTTTGCTAAAGACGATAAAAATATATCTTCTGATGAAACTCAGGCAGAAGACGAATCCCCGGTAGAGCCGGAAATTCAAGATGCTACACCTGAAGACGTTGAGGTAAACAAAGAATTCAGTGAAGGACATTTCCATTCACATTCCCCCGGAGAATTCCAATGGAGACGGACTGCAACTAAAGCAGAGAAGAGAGTTAACTTTGCTGAAATAAAGAAGGATATGGACACTGCAGAGGACGAGACAAAATCAAAGCTAACTCCCGTGATAAAGAAACAGATAGAGGCAATAAAGAAACAGCTTTCTAAGGATACTCCAATCGATAAAATAGATGTCCCGTTTATAGAAGAGGCTGCATCTATATGGAAATCCAATCTTGAAAAAATCAGATTTGATTCCATAAAGCAGACAGAAAAAGAAATCGGCCATAAGTCAAATGTAGATAAAAAAGCAATTCAGCAGTCAATAGAGTCCCACTCAAATTTACTTGCAAGAAAACTTGCCACTGATTTACTCGTTGAGATTGCAATAAAGGAGGGTAAATAAAAGTGGATACATTACGTAATAATTATTTATGTTTCTCAGAAGTTTCTTCTCTTTACGATAACACCGGCATTCCGAAAGATAAAATCCAGTTATTCCCGGTTGGTACGGTAAAAGTGACTGATTACGAGACTAAAGAAGTTTCTGAATTATACTGCACAAATGAAATGCTTCAGGAAATAGAGGCAAACTGGAGAGATAATGCCAGAGGCCAAAAGATACCTATTGAAATCAAACATGAAGACTCAGGGGCACGTGGCTGGATAGAAAATGTCCAATACATTCAAAATTTAGGGCTGTTTGTGACTCCTGATTACAATCCACTTGGCACAGAAGAATTAAATAAGAAAATATGGGGCTATGCCTCTGCTGAATTGGTCAAAAATTATACCAATTCAATTACCGGTAAAAAATATGGCATCGTATTATCCGGCGTGTCACTTACCAATAGACCGGTAGTAAAGCTTATAACGTCAGTATTACAGGGATTTAGTGAAAATAAAATATTATCGACTCTCAAGGAGGTGATACCTACGCAAAAACAGTCGATGACTACTGAAGAATTTTCCGTAGCAGTCAAGGGATATTGTGCCACAATTACCAACATTTTAAATTCCATACCTGATGAAAATTTCCGCTCTGTTATTAATGCCTGTTGCTTAATGATAATAAATGCGTGCGATATGGTAAATACTAATGGACTTATAGATAATTGCCGTTTGGTAAATGCTGCAACAGAAGCAATATTTTGTTTATGCAGGGCAAATAAAGAAGATATAAACTGCGAGGTAATACGTGGGTGTTGTGAGGCAATACGTAAATGCTGCTGCACTGTAACTGGAGTAGAGTATTTTTATTTCGGTGAAGATAACAAAAAGAAAGACTCAGTAAAGAGTGTAGATCCCGTGCCTATGCTTTCAGAAGGTGAAGGTGCTCCCATAGATGCACGGCCAGAAGAAAAAGAAGCTGATTTACAATCTCTTTCTGATATAGCAGGTACACTTCAGGATATATTCAAGGTGCTTAAGTCACATCCTGAATGGACAAACAGGACTGGAAAGCCGGAGGCAATGGCATTGTTTAAGGCTTCTCTAAATAAAATTCAAAATTTTATCCCTAAAGAAAAGGAGGCTAATAGTATGGCTGACATGACAAAAGAGGCAGAAGGCTGCCAGAAAAAAGAAGAGGGAGAGCAGGCCCCTGCCGCTCAGAATTTCTCTGAAGAGCAGTATAACAAAATGGTAGAGAAAAACAACAAGGAATGGGAAGTTAAACTCTCTGAAGAGATTAAAAAAGTAAAAGCAGAAGCAGAAACAGCTTTTAACACAAGAATGCAATTTGCAGAAGCTCAGATAGCTTCTCTTATGCAGGAAAACTGGAAGAAAGATGATGAGATAATTCTGTCTGAAGCAGAAAGAGACAAAGAAGGCAAAGGCAGAATTCTTCCACAGGACAGAGAAAAATACGCCCGTAAATTAAGAATTGCAAGAGCACAGGGTGTTATAAAACTTTCCGAGACCGAGACAATCGACTCCTATGCAGAAGCAGTAAAAGAGATCAGAGAGCTTCCTGTTGTAATCGAGTACGGGAAAGCCTACGGATCCTCTCATGCTACTCCCGACCAGACTGATAAAAAAGCTTCTTTCGAGGAAGTCCTTGCATACTCTGAAGAGCTTATAAAGAAAGACCCTAAACTCTCCAGGGGTGTTGCTATGGACATGGCAATTAAGAAGTTTAATTATGTCTTTGCACAGGGTAATCCAAAGAGATAATTACATTTTATATAAAAAGAAGAGGTGAATAATTAATGTACGGACTTGAATACAATAAAGGTCAGAGACTTTCAATGGAAATAGATAATACAGCAGGGATACTTCCAAATACTTTCGTTATTCCAAGCACTGCTGCAGGCACGTGTAAGCCTCCTACCGGAGCAAACGAAGACGGAGTAATAGGTGTAATACAGGGTAGACCCGCATACGGTAAAGATATAGTAACGGATCTCATCGAAGACGACAAAGACGTAGAAGTTATCAGAGATGGAGTCGTGCAGGTGCAGGCTGATATGGCTCTCATTTTCGGAGACAAGATAATGACTTCTGCCACTCCCGGCTATGCAACTAAAGCAGTACATGTAACTCCTGAAGAAACATATGTAATAGGCAGAGCATGGGAGACAACTTCTACTTCCGGTCTTACTGCAATACTTCTTGAATTACCTGGTCGAGTATTAACACTTTAATAAATAAAAAAAAACGAGAATAGCAAAAAGATTAGCAGTTTACGAGGCTCCTTATCTTTGCTCATTCTCGACCACATAAAGGAGATGATAATAAATGTCATACAATGGAGCACCAGTTGTTGAGCCACTTTTAACAAATCATATAATCAGTTATCCAGTACAGGGAGCAATTGCAGATATTGTATCTCCCAGGGTAGACTCAGACGAAAGAGGCCGTTATGAGACATATGACAAATCTGCCTTCAAGGTACCCGATATAAAGCCAAGAAGAGGAATGACACCGGCAGGAAGCTTTACTCTGTCTTCTTCTGATGAACAGTATGAAACATTAAATTACCCTCTGAAGATGGAGCTTGACGAAAAATTCATCAGAGAGCAGCAGAAGCTTAATCGTAATCCAAGGATAACAAGATCGGAGCAGATTAAAGCTGCCATGACAAGAGCCAGAGAAATGAGAGTTGCCACTCTATTTAGCTCCAGTGCAGCAAGTTCTATTACTTTAGCTGCCTACAATAGTGTGTCTAATCCCACCAAGGTGTTTTTTGATGACACCACAAATTCACATCCGTTTTCTCTCATGGAGGCCTGTGTTGCAAGATTTGTACTTCAATGTGGAGTGTATCCTTCTCATGTAGTGCTTAATCCTTTCATCGAATATGCACTTGCAAATCACCCGGATAGAGATACCAAATCCAATCAGAGTCAGGATAGAGTAAGAGATGGAAGGCTTGGAGATCTGCTTCTTAATATGCAGATAGTCAGAGCATTTATGCCATACGATTCAGCAGGGCCCGGAAGGACTGCCTCTGATGCTTTCATATGGGGAAACAACGTTTATCTTATATACAGACCCGATGATGTCAGCCAGGAGTCTCCCACTGCAAGTAAGACATTTGATGCAGGTAGACAGGTACGCGGTGCACAGGGTATTGCTATAAGTGAATATCCCGGCAATGCCGGTGAGCCTGGTGTGTATATCGAAGGTAACGAAGATGTAGACGAGCAGGTCACATGTGCAAATGCTATTTTCGTTATCAAAGACGTACTCTTAAATGCAACGGGACCTTCCCTTGATTAATAAATAAAAAAAGCTTCAGGGGACTGCATTATCCCTGAAGCTTTTTAAAAAGGACACTTAAGATGATGATAAAATCTTTATCCGGCTGTGAAGCAAGTATAGTTATTGTAAATAGAAATAGAGTCGAGCTTCTAAAGAATTGCCTTGAGAGTATTGAAAAATACACTCAGGATGTCCGTTATGAATTAATAGTAGTAGATTCTATTTCAACTGATGCAAGCAGGGATTTCCTTCTTTCTTCATGGGCACATAAGGCAACTCTTATATTTGAAAAAGATAATTTTTCATATGCTGAAAGCAGTAATAGAGCATTTAAGTGGTGCAGTGGGAAATATATCTATCTCTTAAATAACGACTGTGAAGTTACTCCCGGATGGCTTCGATGTGCTATAGACTTCGCGGATACTAATTACAAAATAGGCCATGTGGCAAGCCTTGTATTAAATAACGATGGCACGGTAAGAAGTCACGGGGCTAATTTAAAAGCTGATGGTATTTCAATAATTCCTTACAGTCGGTATAAAATTGATAATATCAAACTAAAAGAAGTAAGAAACTATGCCTATGCCGGCCTTGGCCTGTATAGAAGAAGTGTCCTGGATGCCGTCGGATATATTCCCCTTCTCGGTAATCGTCTTTACTGGGAAGATACTGCATACGGTCTTGAAGTATGGAGGGCCGGATATACCGTTACCTATTGCCCTTCTTCCGTCGTAGTGCACATCTATCATCCGTCTGAGAGAAACGGATTTAACGAAGAAATAAAAAAAGGCCATAAAGCTTTCATGGATATATGGGGAGAATTCTTACAGATTAACGATGGATTTTCACCTGATTACCCCTTTAAAGGTATGGTACCATTTAAGACTTCAGACTTTCAATATCTGAAAGGAATAAAGCAATGATAACATTCTTCACCTGCCCAAAGGCATTTACCGGACATATCGGAGTAATACAGAGAAATGCTATCCGCTCATGGCAGTATTCAAATCGTGGCTGTGAAGTAATACTGCTTGGAGACGAAGAAGGCGTGAAAGAATTTGCAGAAGAGAATAACTGTAAACACTTTCCCGGAATAGAAAAGAAAGACGGAAGACCTCTTATTTCTTCGATATTTAAATACGGGCAGGAGTTAGCTTTAAATTCTTTTTGCTGCTGGATAAATACGGATATTATTCTTATGGATAGTTTTAGCAGTGTAATCGAGCAGATAAAAAGGGCATTAATACAGAATTCTTTTCTTGTAGCAGGTGAAAGAATATCACTTAATATATTCAACGAAATAAACTTTAAAGAAGACTATAGAAATATATATAAATTAGCCAGAGAAAAAGGTGCCAGTGACGGCCTATGGGCTATTGACTATTTTCTTTTTCCAAAAGGAATGTATGATAACGTGCCGCCTTTTGTTATAGGTTGCTCTTCTTATGACAACTGGCTTATATGGTATTGTAAAAACAATTATATACCAGTAGTGAATTCTTCACGTGTAATGCTCTGTATTCACCAAAATCACGATCACCTGTCAAAAGGTGGATTTGTCCATTCCTTTTCTGGGCCCGTATCACAGGGAAATCAGGCACTTGCACAGGGGAAAAAGAAATGTCTTGCAGATAGTGATTATATATTCGAAAAGAATGGATCTGTCAGGGCCGTGACGGACTCAGATATACATGACTGTGACCTTCAGAAATTCCTTGAAAATCTTATCACTCAGGCAGAAGAAGAATTATTACAGGGAAGACCGGAATCGGCAAAAGACACTCTCGATCATACGTTATTTTGTAACGAAAAGCCGGGAGAAGCTCTTCAGAAAAGAATTGATACCTGCAAAGAAAAAATAAGAGAGGTGTTACATAATGTTTAACTCATCTCTTGAAGTAAAAGAAATAATGAATAGCAGGAAGAAACTGAGATTACTTCTTGTGTATTCACTTCACCCGACAAACAAGACAGTAACGCTTCCTGAGTGGATAAAAGAAGCTATAAGATTGTATTACTCTGAATTTATTGAAGTTATGGCCTGTGGCCCTGAAAATGAAATAAATATACCCGATAGTCCTGACTTCTACGATAAAGTCAATCAGGTAATACATGATAGCAAGATAGATTTATTGCTTGATATTGAAGGTGGGGCAAGCAGTATAGATTTTATGTTTAAGAGATTTCCCGTAAACATAACAATCCCGAAGGTATTCTGGGCCATAGATACTCATCAATTCTTAACACTCCAAAAGGAAAAGGCAAAATATTTTGATCTTGTTTTATCGGCTCAAAAGAATGCCGTAAAAGAATTTCCCGGTAAGTCCTTCTGGATGCCTGCAGGAGCTTCTATTTACGAAAGAGACAATAAAGTAAATCGTGATATAGGGTGTGCCTTTATTGGTAGCATTGTTCCGGGGCTTCACGGCAAAAGAAAAGAAATAATAGATTATTTAAAAATAAATATACCTGATTTCCAGTGCTTTTCGAATGTATTTCTTAGAGAAAAAGCCAGGCTTTCAAGCAGAATAAAAATAATGGTCAATCAGAGCTTAAGGAATGATTTGAATTTCAGGGTGTTTGAGTCTATGGCATGTGGCTGTATGTTAATTACAGATAAACTCACAGATAATGGACTTGAAGATATATTCACGGAAAGAAAAGAAATAGTTACTTTTTCCTTAAAAGAAGATTTAAAAGAGAAGATACAATACTATCTTTCACATGAAAAAGAATTGAATGAAATAGCCAGGAAAGGGCAAGAGAAGGTATTAAAATATTTTACTCACGAGAAAATACTTAAATATATATTCAATATACTTTTTGAAAATTTGTTAAATAAGAAGGCAGGCAATTATGAATAATATAGAGCAAAATCGAAGCAAATGTTGGTGTGGTGGAAATCTTAAAAATTCCGTGCATCCTTTATATAATCAATGTATAGAGTGTGAGACTTTTTCATTAAAGAATATCTTCGTTGAAGAATATTTACAGAAATTCTATGGATTTAATGAATACTGGCATAAATACCAGACCGAAGTAAGCCGTCATCCTGCCATAGAAGTCAGGGCAAAAAATGACTTCAGGGATAGAGTGCCTGTCTGGTATAACACTTTAAAAAGATATAAAGAAAATATAGATAGCATCCTCGAAATAGGCTGTGCCCCCGGAAGCTTCTTGAAGTATTGTCAGGATAAAGGCATAAAAGATATTTCAGGAATAGAAGTTGACTCACTTACATGTAAGTTTATAGAAGAAAATTTCAACTTCCCGGAAGGCTCAATTATTCCCGGTCTTTTCCCGGATGTGAAGTTACCAAGAAGGAAATTTGATGCTATATGTGCATTTGACCTTGTGGAGCACTTACAAAGCCCTATTGCTGCAATGAAGAAAATAAAATCATTATTAAAGAAAGATGGTGTATTTTTCTTTCAGGCTCCTTGCTACAGGGGAGAGGGTGAAGACTGGCAAGCATTCAGACCCGATGAGCATGTTTATATATATAACGAGAAAAACTTTCAAATGCTTTTAGACAGAGCAGGATTGAAGACCATAGCTATCTTTGATGGGTATTTTGCTTACGATATGTTTATAGTTGGAGGTATTAAATAAATTGGAGCACATATCAGATATTCAAATAAAAAAACGAGTGTTATCAATAATATCTAAACTAAAGATAGATTATTTTTTAGAAAAGGATATTAACAGATATAAAAAGGCCATAGAAAACAATGAAACGTGGTTCGACGCACTCGTTGTTATTAACTGGTATGCCAAAAATTTAAATCCAAAATATTATCTCGAAATAGGTGTAAGACGTGGCAGGTCAATGTCTGTAATACTGTCAGAGTCTTCAGACGTGAAAGCTTATGGATTTGACTTTTGGATTGAAAATTACGCATCAGTGCCAGAGCAGGGCATTATTACGGAAAATCCCGGTGAAGAATTCGTAATCGACGAATTGAAGAAAATAAATATAGACAACTTGCCTGTTTTAATTACAGGTAAGTCAGGTGATACGCTACCTGCTTTCCTTTTAGATATAAATAATCCACAGACATTTGACTTAATCCTTGTCGATGGAGACCATTCTGAAATAGGTGCAATCATTGATTTAGATATAGCATTTGAGCATCTTTCCCCTGGGGGCTGCTTGATATTTGACGATATAAGGCATCCACTGCATCCAGAGTTGAGAAATCTCTGGGATTATAAATATAAGGTAAATTTTGCAAACTGGCTATTTATTGACGATGAAAACGATTTTGGTACAGGAATTGTATTCCGGCCACCGTTTGACCACTTAAAGGAGTTTATGCAATGAAAATATTATGGTTCCGTCCTGACTCTATAGGCGATGCAGTCCTTGCTAATTCCATGCTTCCTTATATAGCAGGAAAATATAAAGGGGCAGATATAACAGTCTTTTGTCAGGAATACTTAAAAGAGATTTATGAGAATAATCCTTTTATAAAAGATATCATAATTTTCAATAAAGAAAAATTAAGAAATAATAGAGTCAATTACGGAAGGGAGTTAATAGTAAAATTTAACTCTTACAATTTCGATATAATCCTAAATTCTGTTTATTCCAGAGATCCTTTTACGGATAATCTAGTAAACTGTAACGCTAAAGAAAAGATAGGATTTAACGGTAATTCTTCTTCCGGGATGAGTGAGAATGTAAGGAGAATAAATAATAAATACTATACAAAATTAATTCAAAGTAAAGAAACATGGATATCGGAATTAGACAGGCATAAAGAATTCTTAAAAGGCATAGACATAGAAGTAGAAGAGAAATTAACTCCTTTAGTTTACATAGATAAAGAAAGTGAAGAATGGGCAGATAAGTTTTTCGAAGAAAATAATTTAATGCACGGAAAGACTATAGTCTTATTTGCCGGGGTGCAAGTGCCAGTTAGATTTTACGATAAATACGGAATAGCACTTGATCGGGCTATAGATAACTCATATGCAGCAATAGCTCTTGGAAATAAATCGGATTTTGAGGTAAATGAAAAGAATTTACATGATATAAAAATAGATAAAAAGTTTAATTTATCCGGGAAAACTTCTCTTGTTCAAGCAATGGCAATAATTAAACGGTCACGTATAACAGTGGGTGCAGAAACAGGACTGGCCCATATTGCCTGTGCTTTGAATATTCCTAATGTGGTATTACTTGGAGGCGGTCACTACGGCAGATTTATGCCTTACAGTGAGAAAACTTATATTGCAGATAATAAAATAGACTGCTTTAAGTGTGACTGGCTTTGTAAAAAGCCTTATCCTAAATGTGTGAGGGAAGTAAGACCTGAAGTAATAGCTGATAGAATAAGACAATCAATAGAGGATAGTAAATTAAAAGAAAGATATATTGTTGCCACGAGTATAGCACCGGTCAACATAGAAGAGCAGAAAATTACTATTAATTCCTGGATTAATAAAGGCTTTGAATTGCTATCTTTTAATACAGATGAAGAATTAACTATACTGGAAAAAGAATTTCCTTTAGTCACCTTTGTAAGGCTTGAGAATTCAGGGAAAGAGAAATACGGCAAGCCATATCCTTTATTAAGAGATATATTCGATTATTTATTTAAAAATAATAAATCCGATATAGATATTTTCGGAATAGTAAACTCTGATATATTCCTCAAAAAAGACATAAAAGACTTCATTCTTAACAATGTAAATAACTCCCTTCTCTTTGGTTGCAGAAGTGATGTGAATGACTTTACCGGTGAAGTTAACTCTGTATATTATAAATGTGGATTTGACTATTTCTTCTTTAATAGAGAGCTTCTTGAGATATTCCACGGGTCAGAAATAAATCTTCATATGGGCCTTCAGTGGTGGGATTATATTCTTCCCATTTTAGCTTTAAATAAAGGGAAAGAATTAAAAAGGATTGTTTCACCTGTAGCATTACATAAGAGACATAAGGTAAGTGAAAACAGTGTTGACACAAGGCAGGATACTTTTATTGATTTTATTTCCGTGATAAGCAAAGAATTAAGCCTTGATAATACATTTATTCTTTCTAACAAGATTTTACATTATATGCTTGAAGCATCTCAACTTATGGTATTGCCTGAATCTAAAGAAAGTAAAGATAAGCCTGTTGTGGCAGAAACTATTGCCAGATGCGGAATGGCAGTGAGCAGGGAATCGGACTTCTCGATACAGATGAAAAAACTTTTAACGGAGAATAAATTTACCAATATATTGGAAACGGGGACATATCTCGGAGAAGGTACGACGAAGATTATAGCTTCTACGTTAAAAGAATTAAATCTTAAAAATCATAATTTCTATTCCATTGAGGTAAATCCAGATTTCCATAGGCAAGCCGATATGAATTTAAAAAAGGCCGGATTACGGGACTACGTGCATTTAATGAATGGATTTTCTGTGCCATACCATTTATTACCTTCAAAGATAGACATATTCAACACATGCGTAAAAGAAATCGAAAACAAAAATATTATAGTTGACCATATGGAGCAGTGCAGAGTAAATAAATATTGCAATGAAATTAATTTTAGCAATCTTCCTTACAATCGTATCGAGATAGCCTTAGAGAAAATGAATAATAAGCCTAATGTTATCTTACTTGATAGTGCCGGATGTATGGGATTTATAGAGTTTAAATATTTAATGTCACTGCTTAAATGGGCATGTTACATTTTCCTCGATGACACAAAACATGTAAAGCATTATAAGAGTCTGGAATATATAAAACAGTGCACTAAATTTGACTGGCTATATGAGAGTAATGAGAAGTTTGGATTTTGCATAGCGAGATACATAGGATAGGAGATGGCGAAATGAAAAGAGCTTTAGTTTGTGGGGCAGGTGGATTTATAGGCAGTCACCTGGTAAAAAGATTAAAGAAAGAAGGCTTCTGGGTAAGGGGAGTTGACCTTAAATTTCCTGAATTTTCACGGACTGAAGCAGACGAATTTACAATAGGGGATTTAAGAGACCCTGTTGTATGTCAGAATATCCTTGATTATCCTTTTGATGAAGTATATCAACTTGCTGCCGATATGGGAGGAGCAGGATATATATTCTCAGGCAATCATGATGCAGATGTTATGCACAATTCAGCCATGATTAATCTCAATATGGCTTATTATGCAGTAAAAGCAGGTGTAAAAAATCTATTCTATTCTTCTTCTGCCTGCATGTATCCGGCTTACAATCAGACAGATCCAAATAATCCTAAATGCTCTGAAGAGTCTGCTTACCCTGCAGCTCCTGACAGTGAATATGGATGGGAAAAACTCTTCAGTGAAAGACTGTACATGGCTTTTAATAGAAATTACGGGCTTAAAATTCATATAGCAAGATTTCATAATGTCTTCGGGCCTGGAGGCACCTGGACAGGGGGGAGAGAAAAGGCCCCGGCGGCCATATGCCGGAAGGTGGCAGAGATGCAGGACGGAGGAGAGATAGAAATATGGGGCACAGGGAAACAGACCCGATCTTTTCTCTATATTGACGAGTGTCTTGAAGGAATAAGAAGACTTATGGATTCTGATTTTATGGGGCCGGTAAATATAGGGTCAGACGAAATGGTAACAATAAATCAAATGGTAGAAATGATAATGAATATTGCCGGGAAGAAGCTGAATATAAAACATATTGACGGGCCTTTGGGAGTGCAGGGAAGAAATTCTGACAATAAATTAATACAGGAAAAGCTCAACTGGAAGCCGTCACGTAAACTCGAAGACGGGATGAAAGTAACTTACGAATGGATTAATGGAAGGGTAAACAATAAATGAATATTCTCATAGCAGCACCCGTAAGAAACAGAGGATGGATACTTAATCAGTATATGTCATGCTTAAAGAATTTAAACATTTCTGATAACATCTCTTATTACTTTATCTTAAATGATTGCACTGATGATAGTAAAGAAATACTTGATTACTATATTGAAAAAGAGATAGACGAAATGAATTTTAACACTCCTTCTGATATGGGTGAAAATGGTCAGGGTAGGTCTGGATTACAAAGAGAGCTCTATACATATAAAAATCTTTCAGTATTAAGAAATAAAATACTCGAATATGCCAGAAATACAAACGTAGATTATATATTCTCTGTCGATACAGATATTCTCGTAAAGCCGGATATCCTTGAAAAACTTCTCTCTACCGAAAAAGATATAGTTGCTGCCCTTATAAATAACGGTGGAAAGAATTGGAATTTTCTTCACTTTCAGGGAGACAGGGGATATGTGCCCGAAAAGCTTTTCGAAGTTAGAGTTACAGGAGCCTGTTACCTCATAAGCCGTAATGTATTCATGAATGAAAGTATAAAATATTCAAATGAATTCGGCAGTGGTGAAGACGAAGCATTCTGTGAGTATGCAAGAAGACAGGGATTTCATTCTTACGTCCTGCCGGATGAGCAAATACATGTAATGAGAAGGAGAGGGGATAACTAATTTCATATTCGATTACTTGCAGATAACGTTTCAAATATTGGCAATAACACTTTATTTGTAGCAGCATAAGGAGAAATTAAAATGGATAATTCTGAAGGATGGATAGGATATAACACATATGAAAGCGTAAGGGGATTACTTCAACAGGAAACTGATTGGGGCACCGACACAATTCCTACTCTAAGTCATGTAATAGAATTAAATTCTCAGATATATTCCGATATTCGGCTTGCATTACGAATAGAAGTAATAGACGTTGATAACATAACTAATACAGATGAATTAAGGAAGCTTGCATTGTTAAATGCAATGGGTACGGTCGGGCTTATTGAGAAAGTGCAGTTTAATAATGTGCCTCAACTGTCAGGATTTTCAGATAAAAATCAGGCTAATAAAGATAGCTGGACGGCAAAATATGAAAAAGGGCTGGAGAATTTCCTGAAACTGAAAAGAATTGAGAAAGATAACTATGGAAATTTTGGAGTATCAGACGTAGACTCCATATATTCTTCTAGATTTGGCTGCAGTAGAAGCATGAAATATAAAAGAGCTAAATTCAGAGTCGAAAAGGAATGGTAACTGATAATGAATTGCTGTGTTTACGAAGATGAAAAAATACAGAGCTTTATAGAGAGACAGATTGATAGCTTCAATTCTCTTGTGTTTGACGAGAGTAAATTAAAAAAAGTACTTAAAGTAGACGCAGAAAAAAAAGAAGCAAAACAGAAAAACATTGATAGAGATATTGAAGAATATAAAGATGATCTTGAATCTAATATTGAAGCTAAATACATAAACAGTATAGTAAAGCCCTTAGTTTCATTAGAAATTTCATCTTCCGTAAATGCAGGCCGTGATAATGCAATTCAATCTATCGACGGGATAAAAATTTCAAAAGCTCAATGGTCTGCCGTGCTTGACGATGCAGTGTGCGAATACTGTGCAGAAAGAGACGAAATGATTATCTCTGTAGATGACCCGGACTATGTAAATTGTCAGCCTCCTGCCCACATAAATTGCCGGTGTATCTGGGTATATATCACAGACGAAGAGAGGACAGGAGACGAAGAGGAAATTACTCCCGACTGGGTAAGTCCATCTCAGGAAGAAAAAGATCAGCACAGGATTTTTGATATTTATCATACCGACGACCTGAATTCATTGGTAGATGCTTATGGAAGCAAATCTGATTATTTACTTCATAGAATTCAGAGAAGAATTGAAAGGCTCCAGTGAATGAATGCGGAGGAGTTAAACTGATGAGTGAAAATGCCTTAAGGCTATCAATGACAATAGATGGGGTAAAACAGCTTGATAGAGTATTTACGAAGCTCACTGAAAAGCTTGATGATTTTTCTCCAGTGTGGGAAGAGATTGCAGCTAACTTTTACGAGATGGAAAAGGAAGTATTTAAATCGGAAGGTGCTGCAGATGGATTAAGGCAATATGCTTCTCTTTCTGATAAATACGACGAATGGAAGAAGAAGCATTATCCGGGAATGAAAATATTACATCTCACGGGAGAATTAGAAGAAAGCATGACACAAAAGGGGGCAACGGGAAACATAACAGAGATAACTCCAAATTCGATGAAAGTGGGAAGCTCCGTAAAGGTAGGTAATTATAATCTGGCTGCACTGCATCAATATGGCACAAAAAGGATGCCTGCACGTGAAGTATTAAGACTCACCAAGAAATTTAAAAGTAATGCGAATAGGACAATAATAAAGTTTTTAAAGCCTACAAATATATAAAGAGGTAGTCATGTATGGAAACGACAGTTTTAACATTAAATGAAATAGATATAGAGAGCGTGGCAGAAGGGATAGTTGATTTACTTGAATCTGAATTACCCGGCGTAATAGAAGAAGTAAACGCTTTCAAGGATGATGGAATAACGCTTAATAGTGACGTAACTGTAAAGCACGATTCTCCTGTGTCGGGATTTACCATTTTAAGCGTGAAGGACTATCCTGCTATATTTATTGACCCTATAAAAGAGTCCGAGAGAGGGGGCTCGACAGGTCTTCAATTTGCAATATCCGGCTGGATAAGAGATACAAATTTAAAGCAGATAAAAAAGAAAAGTGAAAGATTTGCACTTGCGGTAAAAGCAACATTAAAAAAAGATGCTTCACTCGGTGGAATTGTTGGTGGGCTGGTAATAGCCGGGATAGAATACTCAGATCCGTTTAATGTAACAAGTAGAGACACTCAGGGCACATATGCCACCTTTATGATGGATGTATCTTATTATTATTAATTATCAATCTTAAATAAAAAAACGAGAATAGCAAAAAGATTAGCAGTTTACGAGGCTCCTTATCTTTGCTCATTCTCAATGATATAAAGTCAAAATTTTTATCACTCATATTATAACACAAAAAGGAGATGAAATGATATGCCAGCTAAAAGACTTGAAATGAGGACTTTCGGGTCATGTGAAGTTTTATTCGAAAAAATACCTTCTCCTGACTATGCAGAGTCAGCACATTTCCACTACTTAATTAATTTTGGTGGAGTTGGTGATGTAAAGGTAACAACAAAAAGGACAATAGTAGAAGACAAAGACGGTACCCCTCAATCTGTTTCAGTTGCAGACGTATCAGAAGAAGAGGCAGTAATCGAGATAACTCTAAAAGAGCAGAGCCCACTTGAAAGACAGGCAAGACTCGGAGCCGGTCTTGTGGGCAGTGATGTTGCAGAGTCGGGCAAGAGTGATACAGAATACAAGAAGCTCACTGGGACTGCATTTGAAAATCTGTTATCAAGAGATGCCACTTCTATTACTGTTACCAAAATAGACCAGACAACATTACTTCCTGCTGCCACACCTGTCCTTTATACACTGTATGATGCCGATACCGGACTTGGTGACTATGTAATAGGCACTCAGCAGGGAGGAGATGCCTTAAGAAGAGTAACGGGAAGTGCTATAGCATCAGATGAGATCGTAAAGGTAGATTATACATGGAATAAGCCTGCTGCTGAGACCTTCTCTTATGGTGGAGAAAACACCATTAACTATTACCGTATGCTTCTTATAAAAAAGACGAGAAACGATCCAAGAGTATTACACTATTTCTGGCAGGTATATGCAGAAGGTCAGGATGTCCTGGAAATGCTCTCAACTGCTCACCCTAAATCAACAGTTAATTTTAAGGCTATGCATGATAGCTCTAAAGACGATGGAGAAAAGCTTTATAAATCAGTATATGAAAGTACTTAATAGTTTCAAAAAAAAGCAAAAAATAATATCCATAAACGGCAGGGACTTTCACGTGAAGGAAGTTTCTGCCTGGAAATTATTGGACTATTTTGAATACCTTTCAGATTACGATATTATCGGGCTTTTAATGCTTCTTAATATCCCACCGGAAGAGGCTTCTCAGTTTGTTTCTTCCGGTGGACTTAAGAAGTTTCAAGACGTATTACTTGAATTAAATTTTCCCGAAGAAGATAGAGATCAAACAGAAGAATCTAGCCAGTCAGGGGAAGAAAACAAAGAAGATGTTTATAGACAAATGGCAGAAGGTATATGCTCTCTGGCTGTTAGTATATCATCAAAATTCGGAGACCCGGAAGAAATAATGAAAAAATATTCAGTAAAAACAATGAGATGGATATCTAAAAGGTTATGGCCCGATGTGAATACAAATGCCGGTAAAAAGAATTATACCAAAACGACGGATAAATTCGGTGTACAAGTAGAGACCTACGAAGAAGAGTGTTGAATGAAAGGAGGTGTAGTTAAATAAATGAGTGATAGTTTAGACCTTGCGTTAAAGATGAGGATGGATGGACAAGAAAAAGTCCAGGGAGATGTTAATTCACTCAGGAAAGAAATATTAAAATTATCAGAGGAAATAGAAAAAGATAAAAAACTCGGCCTCGATACGAGCCAGATGGAAAATAAACTTGAAGTTGTTAAAAAGCAACTCTCACAAGAAAAACAACTTCTTGGGCTTATAAAAGAAGAGATAACACACCTCAATAAAGAGACAGAGAAAACTCCTGATCACATGAAAAAGATTGCCGATGCTGCAACTATAGCAAAGCTTCAGACATTTAAAGATGCTCTCAGTGGAATATCAACGCAGCTTATGGAAGCCGGTAAAGGCTTCCTTGAAGAAGCAGCAAAAATAAATGGCCTTGAAACTGCAATACTCAGACTTTCTTCTTCAGCAGAAGAAGGGCAGTCAACAGTGCAATTCATAAAAGACCTTGCAAAGTCTCCTCAAGAGTTTTCTATCGAATCGTTATTAAAAGCTGGTACTAAATTAACTGAATTTGAAAAAAGTATAAAGCAGGTTGGCATTTCAACAAAAGAGTTGCTTCCCCTTGTATCTGATTTTGCAGATGTAAAAATGGTAGATGTAGCACAGGCATCTGACATTGTTGCAAAGTCGTTAGCCGGTGTAAGGGGAGGAGTGCAGCAATTATCTTCTCAATTCGGCATAACGAAAGAAACTCTTGTTTCATACGGAGCAGAAGTAAAAAATTCAGGAGAAATAGAAAAAGACAGCCTTAAAACAAAACAAGCAGTAATAAAGGCTCTCGAAGAAATAGCAAGTAAGGCAGATATTGCCGGCGACTCAATGGGCGAAAAGCTGGAAAACTCAGTTATGCAGTTAAATAATCAAATGTCTGAGTTAAAAGTTACCCTTGGACAGGAGATTATTCCAATAGTTATTGAAGTTACAAAGCAAATAACAGAGCTTATAAGCTACATTAATAATCTGAGTCCAGCAGCAAAAACAACTATTGCAAGTATTGGCCTTATAGCTGGATCGCTTGTAATTCTTGGTGCAGGAGTTACTCAGGCAATAATAACTATAAGTCAATTCAAGCTTGCACTTGAAGGATTGAAGATAGCTGAAGCAGTGAAGAATGTTGGTGGTCTTTCAGGTGCTTTTTCGAAACTTGGAATAACACTCAGTGGATTAAACACCTCCTTTGCCGGTCTTGGTGCTGCTATTCCTCTTGTTGCCTTCGCTGCAGCTGCTACGGCTCTTGGATATATCGCACAAAAAACAATAGAGTACAAAGAGGCACAGTCAGAATTAGAGCAACAGGATATAGAAGAGGCATTAGACAGGCAGGCTGAAGCACTAAAGAAACTGCAAGAAGCTTTTCCTGGAGCCACCAATGCCCAAATGGCATATAATGAAGCTGTTAAAAAGGGCCTCGATAATATCATTAAAGAAGTAAACGGCATTGAGAAATTAAATAAATTATTAGACTCTTTGACAAATAGTGAATTAGCTTTAACTGAGAAAAGGTCACAGGCACAAAATAGGCTTAATGAAATTAATAAAACTGCTCAAAATGGGTATATAGACCTGGACATGATGTCAGAAAGAAGCTCATTGCAAGCAGAAATAGCAGATGTTGATAAAAGAATTGCAAAAATTAGAGAAGAAAAACAGGCTATATATGAAGTAGAAAAGGCACATAAATCAGAAACAGAAGCAGTTAAGGATAAAATAGCAGTTAAAGAAAGGTCTTTTAAGAGCTTCGATAAAGAATTTTCTGCACTTAAAACTCAGTTTGACGCTGAAAAGAAGACGGCAACAGAGAGAATTTATTACCTTAATTTATTGAAAGATAAATTTGAATTACTTCCCGATGAGCTTGATAAAGTAAATGTAGAGATAAACAAACAGCAGGATAAAGTAAATAAATACCTTGAAAAGTCTTCTAAAGAAGCAGTAAAGACACAGGAAGAAACATGGGTCAGTTATAATAATGAATTAAAGGTTGCTCTTTCTGCCGGTGAGATTTCACAGCAGGAATACAATCAGAAAATATCCACTTACCTGACCGAGCATGCAAATGAGCTTAAAAGTAATACTGAATTAAAGACCCAGATAGAATCTGTTTATTATGCCGGTGTAAAAAAACTTCAGTCAGACGAAGAAAAAGAAGCTAAACGAATTGCCTCCGAGAAAAAGAAAATTACTAAAGAAGAAGAGAAAGACTATAAAGCCAGTGCAAAAGCTTATGAAGACAGGGTAAAGGCTGAAATAGAGGCACAGGTAAAGATACTTGAAGGTGAAGGAAAACTCACCGAGGCTAAAAAGCTTCAATTAACTCTTCAGGAGAATGAATATCGTAAAGAAGGTCTATCTGAGACTGAAATAACTAAATGGAAAAACACTGAAATTCTTAAAATAGAAGAAGAGGCATTTAGTAAAAGGCTTGACCTGGCACAGAAAATAAATGATGTAGTGCAGCAAAATTCTCAGGCACAGCTTTCCATATTAGAGAAGCAGAAACAGTCCGAGATAAATAACATAGAGATTACCGTAGAGAAATTCAAGCTTTCCGAGTCAACTAAGCTGCAGATGCTTAAACAGCTTGATACTGAGTATTACGGAAAGAAAAAACAGCTTGAAGACGAATCGGTAAAGAATTACATGGACGGCGTTAATATGCAAATAACTGCTTTAAAACAGCAGGGTGAGCAGATGATTAAAGCCGGTAACGATAGAATTCAAGTTGAAAAATTTATAGCAGATTCCACGAAACAAATAGTTGATAATACCACTTCTTATTTTATTGATAAAGAATTAGAGAAGCAAAATGCACTCCAGCAGACGCTCGACAGTATAAATGCAGTTGAAGCTAAATTGGCAGAAAATCAGGCCAAACAAAAAGAGCTTGAAGCAAAACAAAACGAAAGTAGAAGCGGTCAACTTCCTCTTATGGAAGGATTTAAGCCTCTCGGCACTTATGCTTTAGGCGGCGAAACTCCTCACTTTGACCAGTGGCAGGCATCAACTGGAGAAATAGAAAATCTTAAAAAAGAAGAAAAAAATCTTCTGGAAGAAAGCAATAAATTAAAAGCCGAAGCAAAAACACTCGAAGAAGAATTAATGACTGCGAAAAATAATGAAAAAACTGCCACAGAGTCATTAACAAAATCTCTCGGAAGTGCTGCCACTGCAATAACTAATTTTTCAAATAATCTTGCTAATCAAAAGCCATCTTCTCCATCTACAGGGGGAAACGAAGGGACAGGAGGGGGCACTCCTGCAACTACAGGTACAGGAACGGGAAGTAATCTGTCAAATTATGGCACTTCTGTAAGCGACATGGGGAATAGCAGTGGAATGAATTATTCCGGCATGTATGCACAGGAAGCCATAGGACAAGCCCCTGAAAGTAGAGTTAAGGAATTAAATCAGTCTTATTCGTCTGCATATTATGGCACATCTGACCCGGCAGAAAGAAAAGTAATGCAAGCTCAGTATGCCTCATATGCAAAAGGTATGGGGTATTCCCCGGAAGAGGCATTAAAGATAGGCTTCGATAATCCGTCAAATGACTCTCTTATGGAATCTATCGGAGGAGAATATGTAAAAGCTATGATGAAAAACATGCAAGATGCAGCAATGTATCATGCAAAAGGTATGGTAAAGGGGCTTCATCAGACCTCAAACAACATATCAAATGTAAATAATTCAACTTCTTCAAGTGTATTAATGACAAATAATAAATACTTCCTGGGAGATGCCAATATAACAAATAGCATGCCTGCTGAAGTAAAAAAGAATATGGAAAATGTTGTCTCCTGGCAGATGGCTTCTAAGCTTTACAAAAGGAGGGGAAGATAATGCCGGTATATATTGACTGGATAGATGCTGCCGATCTTGATGACAGAGTAACTTTCCCGTTTGAGCCGAAGGGGCCTATTTCCCCTCGTACGAAAAAAATTGTAATAATAGAGTCTTCCGTAACTTCTCATGATGCTTCAGGTAATTTCCTTCCTTCTGTTGATTCTGTTCTCGATGAAGGTGTTGACTCCGAATCTGGTGAGTTTGACCTTTCGGGAAGAGGACTTCCACAGGCGACTTTTGAGAAACTGAAGACCTTTTTTGAAGCAGATCCTCCTGAAGACTTTATTTACTACAGGGCACGTGCAAATAACGGGGCAGGCAGAATGTATCTCGTTACAATCATGGATTTTGACGGAGAGCCGGAAGACGGAAGGACAAAGATGTCATGGACGATGAAACTTAAGAATTTAGGGGTGGTGACTTAAATATGGCAAGCAGTATAGCAGTCCTCGATGAAAATGATGTAGCTTTAACAGAGATTGATTACGGTGTTGTTTCTCCCGGTGAAGTAAAAGCAAAAGAATTACAGTATCAGAATAATTCCACTGTTAATATAGCAAGTGCAGTAAATTTTAATTTTCCCGGCATGCTCTCAGACACATGGGAAAATGCCTCTGTGTCCCCTAATTTAATCACGAATGCCCGTATTATACGTGAAAGCTCTCAGGGGATAAAACAGACTGTCTCTGTGGTGAAAGAAAGCTGTCCTGATTTAACTCTTTTTACCGGCAGATGTAAATGCCTTGAATATATTGGGGGAGTGTGGACTGTAAGAGATACGGGTGCAGTTAATTTTCCTGCTACTGCCGGGGATAAAACATATATTCTCTGTGACGAAAGAATACTTAATTTGTATTATAAGCCAGGCACACCGGGAAGCTATAGCAATTTAGGAATGAAAATACATAATGGCACTTCATGGGTAACTCCTGCCAGTCTTTCTGACGGCACTTCTAAGCTCTCAGTAGAAGGAAGAATAAAGATACCGGCTACAGATGCAGAAGACTGGAGAAAAGTGCTTATAGAAGACAGCACCAATAATATGACATACTGGGGCTATGCTGTAGAATTTTCCACGACAGATGCAAGTCCTACCCAGGCAATTTCTACCTCTGACGGATTCCGATGGGAATATGCTTACGACCTTCCGAATTGTATGCTTTATGGAGACGGAGAATATCATACAAAGTCAGATGCCGTGACCCCGACATTCTCAGATATAACGGCAAATGTCACATACGAATATGGAAATATAGGAAGAATTGTATTTGAAGATGATCCATTGTCAGGTACACCGACATATACACTCGTGGCTGAATATAGCTACAAAACACCTTCCCCCGGAGTATATGTAATAGATGTAGTTTCTTCTTCTACCGTCACGGTAACTATAGACGGGGGAAGTGCTTCTGCTCCTATTGGAGTGTCAACTGTTGCCGGGAATAAGAATAGAAATATCATTCAGGGAATGGAGATAACTTTAAATACCACAATAACAGTAGGAGACCAGGCAACTGTAACAATTTCCGAGATGGCGAAATATCTATGGCTCTCTCTGGCAGATAACTATAACGACTATGTTAATAAGGACTTAACTGTAGGTGCTATAGCAGTTGGCTCCTCTGTGACGGTATATACAAAATTCATACCGCCTTTAGACTTTTCGGAATCTTACAATGACTATTACACTGAATGGTACGTTGCAGGATAAAAGGATAACGTAAAATGTCAACTTGTTACACAGACCAGTTAAAAGCTAAGTCCACTGTGACCAGACGAAGGGGAATAGAAAACAGATTTCGTTCCGGTGCAGTAGTGACCAATAAAAGAGGTCTTGAAGATAACTTTAAAGCCACTTCTCAAATTGGAAGAAGGCTTTATAACTGGTTTCCGTATGTAAAAGGTAAGGCCAAGATAAGACCGGCAGGCTTTTTTGACACTGTATTTACTTCACCGGAAGACCCACGAGTATTAAGAATTCCGTCGAGGGCAGAAAGGGACTCAAAGACTACAGTAAGAGCTTTTTTTCAACTGCCAGACCTGGGAATAGAGACTCTTATACCACAGGCAAGAGTGGGAGAGGTGGGTTTCGACTGGGGTATAAATCAAGCTGTTTCGTGGGATATGAAAATAATAAATTTAGATAGAGAGCTTTTAAATCCGAATTCTACCACATGGAATGGATATTTTTGTGAAGGAATATATAGTAATACTCTTGCTTCTCGAAGATTTGTAAAACTTGAAATATGCACATGGATAGGCACGAAAAAGGTATATTTCACTATGCCGAGACTCGTAATAAAAGAAATAAGTCCGATAAACGATTATTACACATTTACGATATCGGGATATGACGAAATAACAGAAATTCTTACTCAGGAAATAAATCTTCCTTCTTACTGTGCCCGTGAAGCTCTCGGAAGGGTAGATGATACTCATTTCCTTGTTTCTTATCTTACAAATGACAGTTATTACGACGTAAATAAAAGGTCTGAATTGTACGTTAATTTTGAAAGAGTTGAGAGTGGATTTTCTTATAATCCAGCAACAAAAATAGTTACTTTTAATACTGCTATAGACGAAAAATATGTAGTCTATATGATAAATCCGATATCTAAAAAATGGGCATTAAATGACATATGCCGGAAGAGTATTGACCGTTTCCCCGAAAACATTACAAAAGACTATTTTGATATAAGGTGTAATTTCAAAAAAGACACATTCTTTTATAACGAGTTATCGACAATAGACACAGACCCCCTGACTACCATAAATAAAATTCTTGGCTCCATTCCGGCTGATTATTTGATTTTACCCGTAGGTAACAGATTATCTCTTGTATTTATGGATAAAGTCCTGGGTGACGAATACCCGACAGAAGGTGACTTTTATATACCCGAAACTCTTTTTAGAGGTAAGCCTTCGATAACAAAGTCAAGTGTAAAACAATATAATCAGGTCGATATAAAGCGTTATTCTGCAGTATATGACAGCTATGAAGCTGTAACTGTGACTACGACGGAGTAATAAAGCTTATGCCATTAACAAGATATGTTTCGGGACACGGAAGTGATACATGTGACTTTAACGGTCAATTAGCCGTTAAAAGCTCCGTTAATATGTCTGTAGCTAAAGAAGGAAGAGGTGGCACAGCTTCTATTACAGGTTATCCGGCAGGTGCAGAAGTAACTCAGGAAGACGGCACAGTAACTGTAAGTGCAGTAAATTACAGGTGGGCATGTGCAGAAGCAATTCCTGATTCATGGGTAAATGCCGGTAGTATGGGAGGAGACCCATATTATCAGAATTCTTACACTGTCATGGTACCCGGTAAGCCCGGAGGAGCCGTGACGATAACAATAACATGGCAAACTTACACGGTACCTCCTAAGCCTCCTGAAGTAATTCCACCTACTGAAGAGATACCTTCAAATATATCTGATACAAATATAGTGACAGACCCACCTTCAAGCCCTATAACATCAACTGAATGGATAACTCAGAAGGTGATTCTCGATGAAGGTCTATGGGTAACTGTCGTTGATGATTACGACCAGGAAAAACACCTTGTAAGCAGACATCCAGACATAATAGATTTACTCGTAGCAGATGAAGACGATGCGGAGAGGATAGGACAGGATATTATCTGGGAAAGCTCAAGGAAACGAAGTGGATATATCTCTGTGGGATTTAATCCCTTCTTTGTGCCAGGGAAATTCTTTGAGACTGCCCTTTCGAGTCAGCATATTTATATGCTCATAGCAAGAATGAGGAGAATTGAGTGGAGGCAGGCAAAAGGACTGCAACAAACAAGGCTTCACATAAAAGAGAGAGGTAGAGAAGATGAGTGACATTCGTGAAATAATCAACGTATGGAATGACATGAATAAGAAAAATTCAAATGAAGTCAAAGACTCTACCGAAGGTGAAATAGTCACTGAAAACACAGACGGCTCTTATAACGTAAAATTTACCGAAGATAACGGAGTTGAGTATATTCTTCAGAATAGAAAGCCTGATGGAAGTAATATTGCTTATGCAGTTGGTACACGGGTATTACTGACTATTCCCGATGGAGATTTAGACCGGGCAGTTATCAGGGGAAATTCAAATTTTACTTTACCTTCTTCTCCTACTGTGAAGCATTTTTCCACGGAGCCAGTTACACCCGTGACCGGGACTATTTATCTCGCCTGTCCTAATGAGAATAAAATAAAACAATATTCTATCTCTGGAACTGTCGGGGCAGATATAAATACAAATTGGAACGCAGGGTGGAATATTGTAGCAGGTGCAACTTATCTTTATTGTGCCTCACTCATCGCCTATGTTTTTTTCAAAATTAAACCAGACGGCACGGAAGATACAACTATAGTTTCTCAAACAAGGTATCATAATTCTCATGGACTTGCAATAGATAACACAGAGATATATCTTTATACAGCATATGATATTTGGTATGAGACTTACGGAATCGCTAAAATAAACATTTCTACCGGGGAGATTGAAGAAACAGAATTATCAGAATTAAGCGGTGAAATAACGGATATATGCAGTGATGAAAATTATATTTATGTTCTTTGCAGACTAAACGGACAATATTATAGTTCTATAATTACATTGAATTATTCGTCAGAATTTGTATCAGAAACAAATATTGGAAAGTATTACGATTTGAGGATAGAAAAAGATGAAAATTATTTTTATGTTGCAAATTCTGATGGAATTGACATTTTTACGCCGTCTTTTTCGCTTCACGCTTCTTTTACAATCCAGAATTACGGGTATGAGCGAATAAAAACTTTTGCAATAAAAAACAATAAAATCTATGTAATTATATTCAATCACTTAGATGTTGCAGTAAAAATAGAAATATATAATACAGACGGAACTTTTGAAAGTGAATTCGAAATCGAAGGCACGGTTGAAGATGCCGTAATAATTTAAAAAAGGAGTGATGAAAATTGACTGTTCCTAAGTATGATATAAATTTGAGAACAAACGCAAAATGGACACTTGTAATATCAAATATTTCATTTTCTCTCGC